TGCTATTCCTATTTATGCGTTCCATCAACGCAGGCAGGTCCGCAGCAGTATACCGTGCAAGGTTTCCCATGATTGTAGCTCCTTTAAAAGCGAGTTTGTTTTGTGTGATCCCCGAAGGCAATCACATATATTTATAGCACACTTTTAAAAATCAGGAGTTCGGTTTACCCTTCTTTTTCTTTTTTCTGTTTCTAACGAAAGGAATTCTCAATTCCATATTCATAGTTCCAGTTTCGCCAAAAACACCTTTACTCATTGCATATAAACCGGCAGCAATACCAGTCGCAATAGATGCCCCTCCTATATCATCAAATCCCTCAAAGTCATATGCTTTTCTAATAACAATATTATTACCTTCTATCTTTGCACCATCTCCCCTAGCAGTATCGAGAACTCCAATAGAATTTCTCAACCCTTCACTACGTCCAATAGTATGTTGCAGCTGACCATTAATACCCAATTCTATAAGTTCATCAGTAGCATTAGATGAATGAGTATTTACCAAATCTCGCAATAACTTTTTATCTTCGGAACTAAGTAAATTTGTTAGGTCTTGTGGTTTGGGATCTCTATTCTTATTCCAATCAACGTGATAATCAAAAACTCTTTTAGCAGTTCCAGCACCAAAAGCATTTGCTATGTGATCTAATATACCATCTTGAGAATCTTGAGAAGCAACCTTTGTAATCTCTCTCCCCATTTTATATGGATCATAATTAAAGGATGGTTGTTCAGGAGTATCTTGAACTCTTGCATTCATAAGTTCATCAGCACCAACTTTCTGTGCAAACTCTTGCGATGCATCAAGTTGTGGATTTACATCTTTAAAATTAGTTCTTCTAGGCATCAGGTATTCTTGTTCTATTGGTGCCTTTGGTTGTTCACCAATCTGCAAATAAACATCGTCGCTATATTGAGCATTAGTAACATTCCATGCTTTTGTTCCACTAATATCTTTAACGTTCCTTGTCAATTCCATTGGTTGACTAGGATCACAAGGGACCAATCTAACAACCCTAACATTATTCAAAAGATTAGATCCAAAATCTCTAGTATTTGTAGGAATTATAGCAACATAAGAATTACCCACCTTTGTAATCCCAGCATCTCTTTGAACATTTCTATAAGAAGTTCCAAAAGATTTTAAAGTTGCTTCAATATCCTTTTGCTGCTGTTCTTTTTTTCTTTCCCATTCTTTCATCTCTGCCTTATATTTTTTCTGTGCTTCCGCATATCTTGGATTTAACTTTGCCGTATATCCCTGAACACCAATCTGACTGAATGGTGGAGCATCGGTTGTATGCACTTCACCAAATCCCTGATCAATCGTTATACTGGTTGGATAATTTTCAACACCATTAAGACCAGAATATGTAAATATAATTGGTTTCCCAGTCTCATAATTTACCTGCTGCTCTCCACCAACAAAATATCCGAATGTTGTGGAAGTACTATTGGTTGGTCCAGAACCTTCAATAGGTGCCCACTCACCAAACTCTCGGAGATTCTCTCTTCTCCAATCAGACTTAAAGGGTTTTGCTTCTTCTTGTATTTGCCTTCTTTCTTTTTCTACTTCTTGCAGTTCTTTTAATTTTTGAGCAGCACGTTCTTTTTGCTCACCAATCTGCCTTTGGCGAGTTTTCTTGAAGTCGTTTCTACCAACGTGATGTAATATTCTACTCATTAAAAAAGGAAGGTCCTTGCCTTCCTTTATTTATCTTTATTCAGTTACTTCAACCTTCTTCTTTTTCGATCCAATATTGTACTTAGTTTCGAGAATCCAGTCCTGCTTGTCTTTGTAAGCAAGTACTTTAATCTGATTAAGCGGAGCGATATCCTGAATTTTAGAGACATCTACAATACCAATTAGACCCCAATCGGCAAGCAGTTGAGCAATACGATTGCGGCGTTGAACATCATTAACCGTAAGGTTGGCGTGTTTGCCATCCAATGCAAATAATTCTTTAAAATGCACAAGATAGTATCTACCTTGCTTATGTAAAATGTGACAGGATTGATAGATTTTTTTCTCTTTCCTTGATGCCACTCCGATTCTAGTCAAAGTCTCACGCACTTTCAAAAAGTCGTCGGGTTCATTAAGAACCACTTCAACCATTTGTTCAGGTGTCCACTTCACTTCGGGTTCTTGAACCACGCTCATCTTTTTCCTCCAATATCAAATTTTGATTTAATAAAATTAAGTTGTTCTTCTGTGAGAATTTTCAAAGATTGTTTTGCCTTTTCATTACTATAACCATAATAACGTTTGACATAATCAAGGTCTTTGATTTTATCCTGTCGGAGCCAGGGAGAGAATCTCTTCTTTTTCCTGAGACTATTTAGATAAAAATCATATTGCATTTTCTTTGGAAGAAAATGATGCTGGTTCATCTCATTTGCAAATATAATTGCATCAAGATGACCCGAAAAACAACGGTTGATGATATAGGGAGGATATTCTTTTTCAAGAGATGGATCTTCATCAATCAGATTTTCTTTAGTCTGATTAATACTATTCAACCAATCCTTTAGTTCCATAATTAAAAAGTAAAAGTTCCTTGCGATCTTTTTGTTCACGCATATACTCACCAACAGATCGCATAGTATATGTCAAATCAAATTCACCTGTTTGCCATCCATCAAATCTATCTTTGATAAGTTGAGATGAATTATAGGATATAAGTTGAGGACCAACAAATCGGTCACACTTAATAGCAAAATGGTCGTGATTAAATCCACTATGCATACTTCCTTTCTTACCATACAGATTAGAACCAATCTCATATGGTGGATCTAAGTAAGTAAAAATGTTCTTATGGTCAGTAAGAAGTTGCTCATAACTGAGATTGGTAATCTTCCAGTTCTCAATTATCTTTGTGTATCCTGGAAGTTTTTCAATTCCTCGCATTGAGAAGTTGGAGTCACTTGCTTGTTTGCTGAAGGAGGATGACTCGGTGAGACCAGAAAAAGAACACTTATTGATAGTATAAAAACTGACAGCACGCCATAAAGCGTCATTATTGGATTCATCATTTAAATACTCCTTTGATTCAAGGAAAAGACCTTTTGCAGAAATAGGATCAGGATGCCTAGATTTAAGTTCCTGAAGTTTCTTATATAGGTTATGCCCATCATCCTGGAGAACTCTCCAAAAGTTATAGAGAGGTTCATACAGATCATTTACCCACACATCAAGATGTGGATACTTTTTAGTAATGTGAATTGCAACACTACCGCCACCTAAAAAGGGTTCACGATATTCACTATACCCATCAAGATTAGGAATGTATTGATCTAGTTTTGTACAGGCACGGGATTTACCCCCTGGATATCTGAGGGGAGTCTTGAGAGATTTCATAATCAGGTTTGTTGTATTTCAAAAATTCCCAGAAGGTTAGTTTCATTTCCTTCTCAGTCATACCACAATGTTTTGCAGCATTAGGTAAATTCATTGTAGCACGAAATAAACTATCGTTTGCTTCTGCCACATTTTGAGGAGTGGTTTTTACCTTTGGTTCAACTAAATTACTCTTGTCAGTTTTTATAAAACTCATAGATAACCATCATAGGGAATATCGTTCTTATGAAGAAGAACTCCATCAACCTTATTCAGTAGTTCTCGCATATCACTATGCAATACACGATAACCAGTTCCCACATACAACTGTCCAAGAACTACAGATACTGTGGCAGTTCCCCAGAAGATGTAGTACCATCTAGATTTAACTTGTGCTTTAACTTTAGTTTTCATAATCACAATACCAACTTTTTACTATCTGGAGTAATTAGTTTACTCCCAAACATTTGATTGTATTTTTTAGATACATCTTCTTGAACTTCTACAATGTATACAATGTGATTGCGAGACATTGTAACTTCAGGTTTATCGGGATTAATAACGGTTGCCCACTGAGCAAACCCCACACCCTGAGCGTTAGGAAGAACTACAAGACCATTTTGAACGGTGATAGTATCATCAGTCTCAGAGAGAACCTCTGCGATGATTTCTTCACCAGTTACGATACGAATCAGTTTTACATCAATCATTTGAATTCACACTCCACCATAATTTCGGTTAAACAAGCAAGCATATTTATCTCTTGGTCAGCAACGAATGCTGCCTGATACTGATACTTAGCAATAATGAGCACAGCAGCAGGAACAGTAGCGTTTGTAAGGGATGAATAACAAGCATCGTAAATACGACGCATAAGTACAGTAGTATCGTTGTCCAGATTAGAAACGATCCACTTACGAACCTCCGCAAAGTTCTTTTCTTTGAGGTTT